CCGGCACCGGGTCAGCTAAAGCAGTTGGCGTTATGGGCTGGCATCCTACCAGACCCTATCGAAACCAGCACACAGAAGCCCGAACAAGCGTGGCATAGCTACATCATCAAGGCTCGCCAATGGCTTGCACGCAAGAGCGTTAGCCAATGGACACCAGCCCAACGCAACCAGTTTATCGAGGAGGCACGCCCCATAGTGGAGGCTTACCGGGAGGCGGGTGGGGAGGCGTGACACTAATGGGATATGCTACTTACAAAAGTTGGTGCTTGCGTAAATCGTTAATAGACATTTGCCACAATGCTGTAACGCAATGCGTAAGTGCCTATAACAGCCCATACTTGCGACTTTTAGGTAAAATTATGCGTAACCCCTTAATGGTAGGAGACTTCTATATGCAATTTACACTAGGATCAGGTTCCAAACCGCATTTATTTTGTGCGAGTTGATTGTAAAACCCTTATCTCAATAGACTTGTATGCGTAAGTTAAATTAGAAAATGAAATACCCCTGCTTAATCTCAAAAAAAATCAGCGAACTTTCGCCAGCTTCTTACAATCCAAGAAAAATTACTAGCGATGCATTGGGAAGATTAACAAAAAGCCTTTCTGAACTTGGGAATCTTCAACCGATCACTTGGAACGCAAAGACAGGAAACATTGTTGGAGGACATCAGCGGCTAAAGTGCTATTCAGCACTTGGCAAAGACGAAGTAGAGGTCTGGGCAGTGTGGCTCGATGAGCAACAAGAGAAGGCGGCCAACATCGCACTTAATAAATTGAGTGGAGAGTTCGACCTACCAGCATTAAAGGATTTGTTTGAGGGTCTTGATACTGGCGAAATCGACCTAGACATTACTGGATTTGGGCAAGAAGAAATTGCCGAGATGATGGAAGCGACTGCGCCAGAGGAAAAGGGCGAATCTACCGGGGAAAAGTGTGAGGCTTGTGGCCGCCCTTTATAAATGAATGATTCGGCAAAGCGATCTTGTAAAAAAATGGGGAATGGACAGAGGCCAAGTTTCTCGAATGGTCAAAGCCGGGATGCCTCTTACATCAGAGGCAGACGCATACCGATGGAAACTAGCAAACCAAAAAAAGCCAAGCAGACTGCAACCAATCTTGCCCCCATCTACGACCTCATCCGAGACATCCGAAACCTCGGACTCCGAGTCGTTAAAGTCGGAAAACTCTCTTGGCAGATTGATTCGAGCGAAAAGGGCAGAGCTAGTTGCCTACTCGTTGGTTGCGAGAGCAAGCAGGGACGGAAACCCGGTTGCAATGAGGGCGGCGATTGCGGGATGGGGCGAAGCAAAGAAAAGAGCAAGCGAAGCAGAAATGGAACACGCTCAATACGAGGAGGCCACAAGGGCCGTCATCCGAATGGACGAAGTTCGGGAAGTGTTCGGCAAATGGCTTGGTTCAATTAGGAACTTAATGGACGCAATGCCAGCATCGCTTTCAGCAAGAGCAAACCCAAGTGACCCAGAGTGTGCGAAGCAAGCAATTCAAGAGGGTATCGACCAAATCTTTGTTACGATTCAAAAGGCCGAGGGTGCTTTCAAATGAACGAGTCATTTCTTCTTTTGCTTGTCGGCCTAGTTGTGGTGTGCATCCTTGGTTCCATTCTGGATGATATTCTAAAATGAAAACAACAAAACCCACAAGAATAGCCTTGGCATACTGCCCTAGAACTAGCCACTCCACTCTTTATGTTCCGGGTAGTGGGCAACTCCCAAACTTTGAAGAAGAATATGGATTTGCTATGTGCGTAGGATGTTGCTCTAAAGAATACCCAAAGACTAGGCAGGGAGTCGGTAGATATTGGATGGTTCACTTTCATCACGCAGTTGTTAGGGACGATGCAGACCCAATCGCACTTCACAAAACACTTATGCAGATACCAGAGTTTAGGGATTTATGTTCCCAAGATGTTCCATTCTTCGATCAATGAAACGCTCGCCACTTAAACGAAAAACGCCACTCAAGCGAGGTGGCAAGCTACGCCGAGTTTCTAAAAAGCGAAAAGGCCAGAACGAAGTCTATAAAGATGTGCGGGAGAAGTTTCTCGGCAATAACCCGGTCTGCCAAGTTTGTCGATGCAAGATGGCAAGCCAAGTGCATCATCGCCGTGGTAGGTTTGGAGATAGGCTGAACGAAACAGAGTTTTTCTTGGCCGTGTGCTTTGAGTGCCACCATAAAATTCATCAGAATCCAACTTGGGCTTATGCCAAGGATTATATGGTTAAGAGATAAAATAATTATTGACGATTCAAAATAGAATCAATAAAAGATTAAGAATGAAATCCTCCATAGATAAACAGATTAAGGCAATCGCAAAACTTCCCCTAGAAGAGCGAGTAAAGGCCATAAATGAAATTAAGATACAGCTTCACGAGATTAGCCCATTCGCTACAGAACCAGTAGATTGTGTTTTATGGGTTAAACAAGATGATGTTCACGCAAACGACTATAACCCAAACAGCGTTGCTCCACCAGAAATGGAGCTATTAAAAGTATCAATCCTGTCTGATGGATATACGCAACCAATCGTTGCTATGCCGAACGAGAATGGTCAATTCGAAGTAATTGACGGATTCCATAGAAACCGATGCGGCAAAGAAGATTTAGATATTAGAACTAGGGTAATGGGCTATTTACCAATCGTAAAAATTAAAGAGGACAGAACAGACAAGAGCGATCGAATAGCCGCAACAATTCGCCACAATCGGGCAAGGGGAAAGCATAAGGTCGAAGCTATGTCGGATATTGTTGTTGAGCTAAAAAGGCGAAACTGGTCAGACGAGAAAATCTCTAGGGAACTTGGGATGGATCAAGATGAAATTTTGAGATTGTGTCAGATAACTGGTTTGGCCGACTTGTTTCAAGATCAGCAATTCTCAAAGTCTTGGGACATTGAAGGTCAAGTAACAGAGAAGGATTTTGAAGAACTTACAGATGATATTTCTACTTACGGAGAAGAGGCAGAAAAGTTTAGAACTGTAAATACAAGTGATGAAAATCGAATCTTTCACACATACGAAAAGTGGGAATGTCATAAGGCCGGGTTTTATGCGACTACAAAAGAAGATATGACCAAGGCCGAGTGTGAAGAGGAATATCGTAAATTCCTTTCAGATATTCCAAAATTTGAAGCAACACTAGAAAAGATAATTACAGAATGGAAAAATTCTTGTGAGCATTACCTAACCAATAGTTCTATGAATAGAATTGCTTGGCTTGGGCAAGCGTCGGCTTGTTATGCCCTTGGAATACCATCTTCATACCGGGGCGGTTTCTTTTTGCTTACAGAAACAGAGCAAGAGGCGGCCAATCAATCTGCCTTGAAATACTTAAACAAGTGGCTGGTTCAAAACAAACGCAAAGAAGTAACTATGGAAGAGGCTTATTCTGGAGATCGGCAATCCGATATTTATTGATATGGCAATTAAAAGATATCACAATGTTAGCGTATTGGATGCGGCACGGCAAAGAATAACTGAAACATTCGATAACACGGAAAGGCAATATATAGCTTTTTCTGGCGGCAAAGATAGTAGCGTGATGTTTCACCTTGTTATGGAAGAAGCCATAAAAAGGAACAAAAAGATAGGGGTAATGTTTATTGATCTTGAGGCTCAATACTCGGAAACAATAGCTCACGCCAAAGAAATGTTCCAGATGTATAGAGATAACATCGACCCGCACTGGATATGCGTTCCAATGCTTTTAAGAAATGCAGTAACAAACTATGAGCCAAGATGGAAGGCTTGGGACGAAGAGAAAAAAGATATTTGGGTAAGAGAAAAACCACTATTTGCAAAGGGAATAAAAGACTATCCGTTTGGAATGGACGGAATGGAATTTGAGGAGTTCATTGTTTTATTTGGTGAATGGTATGGACAAGGCAAGAAAACAGCCGGGTTTATCGGAATTAGGGCACAAGAAAGCCTTCATAGATATTGCGCTATTGCCACTTGGGAAAAGAAAGACCTTATGCTTGGTGGACGCAGATGGACTACAAAAATAGTTGATAATGTATATAATGTTTATCCAATATACGATTGGCTTACTGAAGATATTTGGAGATTTCATTCAAAATATAAAGACAAGCCGCATAATAGAATATACGATAAAATGCATATGGCCGGGGTGAAGATTAGTCAGCAAAGATTATGTCAACCATTTGGAGACGATCAAAGGAGGGGTCTTTGGCTATATCACATTTTAGAACCGCAAACTTGGTTTAAACTAATAGCTAGGGTAAATGGGGCCAATTCTGGTTCTTTGTATATAGAGGAAAGGGGAAACATAAATGGATATAACAAGATAACAAAACCAGAAAAGCATACTTGGAAAAGTTTTTGCAATCTTCTGCTCGCCACAATGCCGCAAAAAACAAGGGATCATTATGCGGTAAGATTTAAAAAGTTTATTTATGGATGGCATCAAAGAGGATACGCAACAATACCAGAAGAGGCTCCACACGAATTAGAGGTTAAATGTTGGGCACCCTCTTGGAGAAGAATGTGCAGAGTTCTTTTAAGAAACGATTATTGGTGCAAGGGTCTTGGTCAAGCACAACCCAAGAGCGAGGCTTACCAAAAATACAAAGAAATAAAAAAGAAAAGAAAAGAAGAGAAAAACAAACCGAAAGACAATCTTTTTGATGACAAACTCTGTATCAATTAAAGATTTCGCAAGATCAATCTTTGAGCCAAGGGAAAAACTCTCGATTCCAGAATGGGCAGAAAAGAATCTAACCCTTTCGGCTAGGGTAACGAATATCCCCGGTGCGTATTCGACTAAACTAACTCCGTATGTAAGAGAGCCGTTAGAGGCTTTTGGGGATGACTCGGTTCGCAGGATTACGCTTGTATGGGGAGCACAAACATCCAAGACAACGACAATCCTAGCTGGTCTTGCCTATCGGCTTGCAGAGCGTCCTTGCCCTAGTTTGTGGGTTATGCCGTCAGAGGCTTTGGCTAGGTCGTTCTCTGAAACTCGGTGGCTTCCGATGGTGGACGATTGCCCTGCATTGGCAAAAGAAAAGCCAGACAACACCGACAAGATCAAAATCCTAGAACAACACTTCCGCAGAATGTCGCTTTGGTTTGTGGGGTCGAACAGCCCTGCCAATCTTGCGTCTCGTTCTGTTTCATTGCTGATGCTCGATGAGGTGGACAAATACCCAGAGGCGGGTGCGAGCAAGAGCGAGGCAGGGGCATTGCAGTTGGCAGAGGCACGAGTTGCGACCTATCCAAATCACTTAATCATTGCCACATCTACGCCAACCACGGCTGATTCTACGATTTGGGCAGAATGGCAAAAGGGAGATATGAGGTTTTTCTTTGTGCCTTGCCCACATTGCAACCACAAACAGAAGCTAATCTGGGGACAAGTGAAGTGGGACGAGGCCGCAAAGGTCGAAGAAGCAGTTTATGATTTTAAGTTGGTTAAATCATCGGCTTACTACGAGTGCGAGAACTGCAAGGGAAAGATTACAGATGGACAAAAAACAGCAATGCTCCGAGGTGGAGAGTGGATTGCTACAAACCCTAAAGGCGAACCGAACCGCCGAAGCTATCACTTGAATGGACTATATGCCCCTTGGGTTTCGTTTGGCTCCCTAGCGGTCAAATTCCTTCAAGACAAATATAGCGGAATCATCGGACTACAAGACTTCGTGAACCGCATCCTTGCCGAACCTTGGCTAGAACACGAACAAGAGCGAATCGAGATCAAAGCGGGTGGTTACAATATGGGTATTGTTCACCAAGGCGAGAAAACCATTATGTCGGTCGATGTGCAAGAATCTGGTGGGTTCCACACTTGGGCTTTGGTTAGGGCTTATAATGGCGAAGGAAAGTCTCGGATGGTCTGGGCTGGTAGGCTTGAAACTTGGGGCGATGTGGCGGCCAAGGCTGATGAATTTGAAGTGGAACCAAGATGCGTTGTGATTGATACTGGCGATCAAACCCGCCTTTGCTACGAGTGGATTTGTAAGATGGGCTGGTTAGGTCTTGTGGGTTCGGACAAATCCAGCTTCTCTGAAATCGTAGGACAGCAAAAGATAGCAAGACCATTTGCAAGAATCGCCAATGGTGACCCTTTTTCTGGTAAGGCCACAGGGTCTAGGGATGGTTGGAAATGGCGTTTGGCTCCTATATGGAGGTGGTCTAACCCGGCAATTAAGGACATTTTTGCAAATCTGGTTAAGTCTGAAGGATTCGTTGCCGATGATGCCCCGCAAGTTTGGCGAGAGCATATTGAAGCAGAGCGAAAGGTTTCAGTTAAAAACCCAATGACCGGGAGGACTAGGATGGTTTGGAAGCAGATTGGGAAGCAGAATCACTTGCTGGATTGCGACTGTATGAACATTGTGGGTGCCGGGTTGCATAAGCTCTTGAATATCACACCAGCAAGTTTGACAGATGAGATTGAGAATGGCGAAGGGTGATTTTATTGGGCTACCCCTCACCACCCTAACTTCCTTGCGGGATAAGTATATTACTTGCCT